CGCACTTGGTTGTACCATCAACTTGGATAAATCCTTAGTCTCAGAAAATGGGACTTTCGAATTTGCCAAACGGATGGTGCAGCGTGGAGTGAATCTCACTCTCTTCCATTGGAAGGAGTGGGAAGCAGCTTTTGGAGACGTCCAAAGATCTGAGATAGAATACTATTCAGATCTATTGGCCCGACTCAATCCAGCTCTCCGAGAGGAGAGAGCGCAGTGGGCGGAAGCCCGACGGCGACTTCTGGAACTCGAACGTCCTCAGGAAGTTCGAGGTGCTGCATTCACTTCGTTCATAGCCTTGCTTGTCCGGCGAGGTCATGAACTGCAACTGCTCAATGTTCTCCGGGCTTGGTACCCTGAGACCAAAGTTGCCGCTCTTCTAGCAATAGATCAGATCGGTAACCTGAGGTCGAAAGGTATGAAGTATCTGCTTGTGCAGCTGACATCACCTGTCGGCCCGTTCCCGCTAACTCCAGTGAGCTGGTATCGATTGTTTTTCGGTACCATTCTCAGAGGTTTTTAGCGTGGGCAGGTGTTAACCCCGGTCTCGCAGAGATCGTGGAGAGTGATGGTTGGATGCCGCTTCGTGCGGCATTGAACGAGGTTCAGCAAGCAGCCCGAACAGCATTGTTCAGGGCTACCAAGGAGGCCACAGACGGTTGGCGCGAAGTGTTATATCACGCCGCGTTAGACCTGACCCTTGGTGCTGAGATTGGTAAGGACTACCAGCGACAGTTGTGGAACATGTTTACGTTCCACCCGTGGCTTCGGATTATCCGAAGGCTAGGTCCGACTCTTTACGAAGCGGGCCTAGACCACGTGTATGCCCCTCTTGTGGAGGGTGGTATGCAAACTGCCGATTGGTGGGTTAGCGAAGACCTCCCTGACGAATGGATGTTAACCATGTCAGGGGCTCCAGAGTGTGCTAACGCTTGGCGTAAAGCACCCTTGGAAAGTCTACTCCAGCTCCCTGTTCAAGAGCTGGTTCCTTACGCTTACCCCGTTCGTGGAAACGAGCAGGTTCAGAAAGCGTATACCCGAGCATCTTTCGTCCAGAAGGCGTTCAATAAGA